TTACAATTAATTTTTTCCTAGAACGGATTAGATAAAGATGGCTAACGCTCGTTTACAAATCTCTGACCTTGATTTTGACCAAATCAAGACAAATCTAAAAGCATATCTAAAACAACAATCTCAATTTCAAGATTATGATTTTGAAGGTGCTGGCTTAAATATTCTTTTAGATATTCTTGCTTATAATACCCATTACAATTCTTACTATCTGAATATGGTGGCTAATGAATCGTTTTTAGATACCGCTATATTACGAGATTCAGTTGTTTCTCATGCTAAAACTTTAGGTTATATTCCATTCTCCGTTACTGCACCACGAGCTATTGTTAATGTAACAGTTGATAGTGGAACAACCACGCCGGAAACTTTAACTATTCCAAAAGGCTTTAGTTTTAGTTCTAGTATTATTGATAATGTTTCTTATAATTTTGTTGCTTTAGAAGAAACCACAGTAACCAAATCTAACACATCTTTTTACTTTGAAAACTTGAACATCTATGAAGGTTCATTGGTAAATTATGTTTTCAATTATGTAGAAAATTCAAATCCAAAATCTGTGTTTGTTTTACCTGATAACAATATTGATACAACAACAATTTCTGTATCGGTGGCACCAAATGTTGGAAACACAGCAACACAAGTTTATAATCAAGTAACAGACATACTTGACATTACTTCAGAATCACCTGTATATTTTTTACAAGAAAGTAAAAATGGAAACTATGAAATTTACTTTGGTGATGGTGTAGTTGGTAAAGCTCTTGATGATGGTGCAGTTGTTACAGTTACATATTTGGTTACAAACGGTGTTGTTGCCAATCAGGCCAATGGTTTTGTTGCTGCTTCTTCAATTGGTGCTTATTCTGATATCGTTATTGATGTTGTTGATGTAGCATCTGGTGGTGCAACCCGTGAAACAGTTGATTCAATTAAATATTCCGCTGCAGCTCAATATGCAACACAAAACAGATTAGTTACTGTTAAAGATTATGAATCATATATTAAGAGTAAATATCCAAGTGTAGATTCTTTATCTGTTTGGGGTGGCGAAACTGAAACACCAAAAGTTTTTGGTAAAGTTTATATCGCATTAAAACCAAAAGCCAATTATTACATTTCTGAAACTGAAAAACAAAGAATTATTGATGAGATTATTAGTCCAAAATCTATTGTATCTGTTAATGCAGAGATTCGTGACCCACAATATTTGTATTTAATTGTTGAAAGTCTAGTTCAATATGACCCAAAGAAAACTTCTTTGGATGAAGGCAGCATTAAAACAAATATTCGCCAAGCAATTTTAGATTATCGTGATATTAATTTGAATAAATTTGCCGGTACATTTGTGCTTTCAAAATTGCAAGATGCAATTGATTCAACCAATGGCGATTCAATCATAGGTTCAGAGAGTGTGGTTCGTGTTCAACGCCGTTTTCAACCTCAATTAAATGAATCTGTAAGTTATACAATTAAATATAATGTTCCTATTCATCGTGGGACATTAATAAATAAATTAACTTCAACTCAATTTACAGTATTTGATGTTACTGGAGTGGTAAGAACAGCGCAGCTTGAAGAAATTCCACAATCTTTTACTGGTATATCTTCAATTCAAATTACAAATCCTGGAACAGGATACACAACCACACCAACCATTACAATTAATGGTGACGGAACAAACGCAACAGCAGAAGCCGTAATTGTTAATGGTAGAATTCAAACAATTAACATTACTAATCGTGGTACGGACTATACTCGTGCTACAATTTCTATTACTGGTGGTAATGGATATGGTGCAGAAGCTGTTGCTGTAATTGATGGTAAAACGGGAACACTCAGAACAGTTTATTACGACAGTTTAGCTCAAAGACAAATTATTAATTCTAATGCAGGCACTATTGATTATGACAATGGTATTTTAACAATTAATAATATTCGTTTTTTAACTGTTGATTCAGACGATGGGTTAATTCGTGTAACTATTGAAGCAGAAAAAGGAATCATTGAATCAACAAGAGATACAATTCTTACAATTGATGAAACTGATCCAATAGCAATTTCAACAATATTAGAAAAGAAATATAATTCATAATGGCTGACCAAAAAACATCGTTACTGATTAATCGTCAGGTACCGGAGTTTGTTCGTGAAGAACATCCTAATTTTATTGCTTTTTTAGAAGCATATTATGAATTTTTGGAAAACAAACAAGGTACAAAAAAGAACGATTTAGTAACTAAATCGAAAGACCTTCGTTATGTTTCTGATGTTGATGCTTCTATTGCAGAATTTGAAAACCACTTTTTTAACACTTACGGCAATTTAATTCCTCGTAATGTTGAAGTAGATAAAGCATTTTTAATTAAAAACATTTTGCCATTATATTTGGCAAAAGGTAGTGATAAATCATTTCAACTTTTATTCAGACTTCTATTCAATCAAGAAGTAGAAATTGTTAAACCAAATCAAAGCGTTTTGCGAGCTTCTGATGGTAAATGGTTAATTGAAAATGCATTTAGAACCGAACAAGGTGTGTATAGTGTATATACAGGAAATGGTTCAAATACCACATTTAAGTTAGCACAAATTGTTTCTGCTAATAACATTTCTGTTTACATTAACAATGTCTTACAAACTTCTGGTTTTAATATTCGTAGAGAAACTAGAAAGTTAATATTCAATACTGCACCGGCAAACAACTCTGTAATTGAAGTTTTGTATAGTGATTTTGATTTTGATTTATTGACAAACAGAAAAATAACAGGTACTGTATCTGGTGCTACTGCTCTTATTGAAAGAACAGCTCAAAAAACTGTTAATGCTATTCCAATTTTTGAATTGTATATTAATACAAAAACTTTACTTGGAACTTTTGAAAATGGCGAAACTGCTACATTAGACATTATTGATCCTGACGATAACACTCTTATTACTATTAGAGTTCATGGGTTATCCATTCTTCGTAATATTTTTATTATAGATGGTGGTGCTAGTTATAATGTTGGAGATCCAGTTATTATTTCTGGTGGTGAAGCAACACGAGATGCTCAAGCTGTTGTTTCTGAAGTATTTTCTGGATTCATTAATCAAATTAGAGTTTTAGCTGGTGGTGCAGGCTTCAAAACTGGTTCTAATGTTTATGTAATTGGTGCAGGAAGTGGATCTTTAACACTTGCTATTGATGCTGTTGATGTTTCTGGCCAAAATACTTCTAACTTTTTTGTTGTAAACACAGATAGAATTGCTGATTATGGAAGCATTGCAATTAATGCTGCTAATTATGGTTTTAATGCTTCAGTTGTTACAGAAAATGTTAATTCAAAAATTGTTGATGCATTAACTTTTGAAAATGTTACAAGTATTGGTGCAATTACCAATGTGGCAATTTTATTTGCAAATGCAACTTTTGCAAGTGTTCCAATATTAAATGCTGATTCGGCACCATTTCAAGCAAATGGAACAACACATCATGTTTTAAGTTCTCATTCTTTAGGTCGAATTAGAATTAATAGTGGCGGATTAAATTATCAAATTGGTGATGAACTGCTATTTGCAGAAACACAACCAATGTCAATTGGTGTTGGTGCAGCTGCAGCGGTAACAAATGTTGCAGCCAATGGTGCTATTACTAAAGTTGAATTTCAACCATCAAGAATTAGTGGAACAGCAAATACTTTTGCTAATATTAATGTAACAGTTATTGGAACCGGAACATTATTTGAAGATGAGTTGCGTGTTGGTGACCGCATTATGATTAATAATGAATCTCGTTATATTAATGCAATCAGTTCAAATACATCATTAAATGTTAATGCAAATTTTGTGTATGCGACCACAAGTAAAAAGATTGGTAAATACGATGAGTATCCAATTGGCGGGCAAAATTATAGTCAAACACACCCACCAACAATAACAGTATCGTCTATAACAGGATCAAATGCCAATTTGTCAATGGTAGCTTTGATGGGTGATGGAGAAAATTTATTTGCAACTGCTGACCAGGATCCAGGTGCAATTACAAAGATTCGTATTATTGATGCTGGTTCTGGTTATGTGTTTCCGCCACAAATTGATTTAACACAGTCTGGTGATGGAACAGCTTTAGCTAATGCGTCTATTGAACCAAGTTATGTTACATTCCCTGGCCGTTGGACAACATCTGATTCTATTCTATCAACCACAGAAAGAGTTATTCAAGGTCGAGAATACTTTGTTGACTATTCTTATGTGTTATCCTCACAGGTTGAATTTACTAAGTTCAAAGATGTGTTCAAATCTCTAGTTCATCCAGCTGGATTTGTTGAATATGCACAATATAACATTAATGAAATTGTTTCTGCCAATAATGTTAGCCGTAGTAACATTACAGTTGCCAATACAATTTCTGGAACAGTCAATGTAAATAGCAGCATCTATATAACTGGTACAAACACTAAGTTTAATGTTGTAAACAATAAAGTTATAACAATTGGTTCTCAGATTGCGGTTAATTCTGAGATTAGGTACATTAATGCTATTTACAGCAACGGAACAATGACAGTCAACACGGCATTTACAATCACTTCAAACAATGAAACTCTTGTAATTGTTACATAAATAGAATACTAAACCATGGCAACTTTTTATACTTCCAAAAAACTTTCGTTTAATAACGCAGAACAATTCAAAGAATCGTTCTATGAGCCAGAGCCAGCTACAGTTGGTTATGTGACCATTGGTAACCATGTTCCGTATGCAAACGAATCTTCTCCAAACTCCATAGTTGATTCTGTATCAT